AGATTGATGAGATTATTGACACTGGTGTTGCTAATCCAGAGCAACTGAAGTGGATCAAGGAAAGAGTTTTCAAACTGAGAAGACAATCCATTCAGAAAGGTGGTGAATTTGCACAGGGTAATCTTGTGTTCAAAGGACTGAGAAACACTGGAGCCATTGACAGATTAAATTCTTACCTGAAGGATGTAACTGATAAAAACTTGTCTGTGTACTAAATATAAAGACACTATCCATAGTGTCACAAGGGGCTGGACGACTGGCAATATTGGGGTTACAATGATTCAGTAATCACAGGAGTTCCTCTCATGGGCATGACTTACCTTCCTCAGAAGACCCGTTATCGTATCACGTTGGACCTTGAAGTGTTTGATCATGAGTTTGATCCGCATCAGATTGATTGGGCAGAAGTTCTTCAACTTGAAGGTGGAGAAAGTGCTGATGCCTATGTGGAGAACCTGTCTGTCCCTGATTATTATTTCTCTTGAAGTTTCTACAACATGAACACCCAACGATCTTGGACGCTAAACCAGGATCGCCAGGGTTTATTATTGGTAAGAACTGGAAAGATGAGAACATGATTGCTGCCATTCCTGTGATTGGCAGCAGACATCAACTTGCCATTATTCACCACGGTGTTGTGGTAAAGTATTGCAAGAACTTCTCGTCTGCCAAGACATTCATCAACAAAACGATGAAGAAAAAGATTTTCTGAGCCTGCACATTGTCTCCTCATTGTAAGAAACAACATTATGATTCAACGCGAAACTCTCCTGGAACTTCAGCAACTGCGGAAAGACTGGCAGAAACAGAACTTCCAGTACACTCGTGAACAACAAGCACGATACAACGAACTGGTCGAACTCCGTCGTTCTCACGTCCGTCAATATTATGCTGACGGTAAGGTATGGGTTGGTCCTTCCAACGCTGGCAAAGTTATGGCAGAGACTGAGGCGTGAAGATTTACGGAGCCTGCACATTGTTCCCTTGATACGAAGACTTGATTATGACTAAGAACCTACATCTCGAACACCCTGAAGATCTAATCCTCACAGGTAATCTGTGGGTTCTTGAGTCTCTCTTCGATGAAGCAGAGCACATCAGTGTAAAGATGGATGGCAGTCCTGCTATCGTTTGGGGTGTCGATCCTGCCACTGGTGATGAGTTTGTTGGCACCAAGTCTGTGTTCAACAAGCGTAAGATCAAGATCTGTTATTCTATCGAAGACATCAAGACTTATTATGGTGAGCAACCAGAACTCGCTGCTGTTCTGACTGCTTGTTGGAAGTATCTTCCCTTCACTCAGGGTATCTATCAAGGTGACTTTATTGGTTATGGGTGTGGCATTGACACTCTAAAACCCAACACCATTGAGTATGTCTTCCCTGAACCCATTCAGGAAAAGATTGTCGTTGCACCGCACACTTACTACGAAGGACCTACACTCAAAGATGCAGTTGCTTTCCCCATCGTTGATGACATCCCGAGCAACAAAGACTGCTTGTATGTGCAGCCATTTGTTGACAAGAAACGCCTTACCGTTGGAGCACCTAACGTTAGTAATCCTGACGTGATTGGGTTCCTTGATGATAAGGAAGCAGCAGAAGCAAAGAAGGCAATTAACGCTGTCATTCGTGACGGTCAGCATCTCAACGACCAGATCCTGACTGACATCGTTGGTTGTCCTCATCTTGCTAATCTTTACATGCTCACGATTGACATCAAGGAGGATCTGATGAACTCTTTGATCGTCTACAATTCTCCCACTGCTTATCTTGCAGGTCGCAAAGTTCCTGCTGAAGGATATGTGTGGCACACCTTGGATGCCAGTTTCAAGTTAGTGGACAGACCTACTTTCGCCTTCCAAAACTTCAACAATGGACGCTTCCAATGAACCAACGCGAACGACTGACTAAAGCAAAGGATCACATTCAGAAGGCATGGGACTTACTTTATGGTAATCAGTTCTCTGGTTTCTTTTCTAATCATCTGATACAGGTTAAGTTTGAGTTGGAGAGGCAGTTGGCAGCGACTAAAGATAAATAATACACTGGTTTATTGTGTGTCATGTTAGGCAAGAAGTCTCTGGTTCAACGCATCAACGAAGTCGTCCAAGTTAAGAGACGTGGTTTAGATCCTGCTCTCCAAGGTTCTTCCTCTGTGAGACAAGCAGGTGAGGGCGGAAGAATAGGAGCAAAGCGTAGACAAGAACCAGGAACTGGTAAAAGAGTCAAGGCAATCGGTGGTGGTAAGACAGCACCAGTCACACAGAAAGATCGTAAAGATATTGGTCAAACTCGCACAGGTAAGGCTGGTGGACCTGCCATGCCTAAGGGTGAAAGAGGTGCAGCAGCATTGTCACCTAAAGAAGCACAACGCAAGGCATATCTTGAGAGAAAAGCAAGAGAGCGTGGCGAAAAGCAAGCAAAGAGTGCATCTGAAGTTTTGAAGAAAGATACACCTGCCAAGGAAAAGAAACCAGTCTCTCCTGATTACAAACCTGCCAAACCCACAGGGTACAGCAGACCTGAGCAAGTTAAACTCAGAAGAGCAGGTGAAAAGAAACTGAAAGGTATCATGTCTGACCAAGAAAGAGACAAGGCAAAGAAGAAAGGCGAGACAGTTGGTCCTCAGGAGATTAAGAGAAGAGTCAACAAAAGGATGGCAAACTGATACAATAAACACTGTGGTTCACTCTTCGTTATGGCATCATTGACACCTGAAGATGCTGTTTGGGCAGCGGACCAGTTCATCTCATATTACACACAGTTTAACCGCATTGATGAATACTTTCGTCATGTAAAGCAGAGCAGGTTGGATAAGTCCTCGGGCACACTCTTTGGTCCTGAGGATGACATCTTCTCTGACTTTTCTGTCCATCCCAATGACATGAAGTTCTCCATTCATGTGGTGGACACGTCTAACAAACCTAAGAGTAAGTACACGCAGCAGATGTACTCTGAGGTTCTGAACTTGACTGCATCCAATGCAATCGAAGAAGCAATTCCTGGTCGCACACTGAAGTGGATTGTGACTGAAGATACTACCGATAAGGTAGTTGGTGTGGTGCGATTTGGGTCACCCACGATTAATTCCAAACCACGCAATGATTACTTCGGTAAGGTATTGTCACTGTCACAGATAAACAAAGAGTTTGTGATGGGATTTAACATCGTTCCAGTACAACCATTTGGTTACAACTACCTGGGTGGTAAGTTATTGTGTCTGCTTGCATCTTCCAGTTACCTGAAACAACAGTTCGATGAGAAGTATGGCACTGATCTAAAGTATTTCGAGACAACATCGCTTTATGGATCTACCAAAGGTGTGTCAATGTATGATGGTCTGAAACCATTTGTTCGTCACGTTGGTGACACTGAAAGCAACTTCTTGCCCCTGTTTCATGATGATTATTTCAATGAAATGTTCTGGTGGTTCAATAACAATGCCAACGGTGGTGAAAGACTCATCTCAGCAGACAAGTCATCAAAGAAACTCAAGATCCAAACAAAGATGATCTCCATTGTGAAGAAGTCACTGCAAGATGAGGGCAAGTTGGAAGAGTTTAACGCAGCGATTGAACATGCAAAGTCACTCACAGAGCGCAAGCGTTCTTATATGGGTTTCTTTGATTATGACAAAGATGATGCAATCGAATGGTGGAGAAAGAAAGCAGCAAAAAGGTATGATAAACTTGTATCAAACAAGAACCTTAGGACTCAACTTGAGTTGTGGGGTGATAAACAAGACATCGACATCATTAGATGATTATGGCAACTTACAAAGGGCACATTCACGGTGGCAACGGATACACCTCACACGACATTGAGGTGTCTGGTGTTGTAACTCAGGCAGCGGCAAAGAAACTAATGGAGGCACGCAATCCTGGTGCCAAGATTACTGCTGTTCGTTTGGTTTCTAACAAAGATTGAGCCTGCACATTGTCCCATTGGTACGAGATTATCATTATGACTCAAACACTTCCTGATCCCATCACTAACAATGAAGAGCGTGTGATGGTACGCCAGACTGTAACTGGTTTTGAACAAGGTATCGCAGGAATGATTGGATTATTCACTGCTGGTCCTCTCGGTGCTTTAGCATCATGGGGTGCAATCCGTGGACTCCAAGGTAAGTGGACTCCGTGGGTTATTCTTGGTATCCCTGC